TGTCGGCCAAGCGCAACATCAAGCGCATCAACAACCCCGACGACATCATGTCCATGCCGTACAGCATTGTGGCGACTAGGCAGAGATTTAACGTCTACGCAGGCAATTACTAATGGCTGCTAAACGGATGGTATTTTTGACGCGCCGCCAGATAAGCCTGATGGGCTTCTTCCGGCGTGTCAAAAAGACCCAGCCGAATAGGTTTGTAGTTGACTTTAATTTCCGCCAACCAGCGTTTATTCTCAGCCCTTACACCTGTGTAGCCGCTTTTGTTGCTGCGGCGTCGCTGGCGGTTATGCGCGTTTTCAATGTTGGTGGCTTCACGCAAATTTACAAAACGGTTATCCGCGCGGTCGCCATTTACGTGGTCGATTTGGTCCGAAGGCCATTTACCTGTCACGTAAAACCACGCCAACCGATGCGCGAGATGCAACGCGTTGTCCAAGCGAATAACGTCGTATCCGTTTTTCATCCGGCAACCAGCCTTGCCGCCGGGCGTACATTTTCGCCGTTTTGCGTTCCAAGTAAAGACGCCAGTTTCGGGGTCGTAGTTTACAAGATGGCGAAGACGATCTATCGTAATTTGTGTTTGCATGACACCGTTAATATTAACAATTGGCGGGAGTGTCAACAGTGAAAAGTCCCATTTTAGGCGCGGCATATGTCGCTCGAAGCGTCAACGCCGCCGACAACCGAATGGTCAATCTGTTCCCGGAAGTTGTGCCTGAAGGCGGCAAAGAGCCTGCCTTTCTTCAGCGCGCGCCGGGGCTTACCCGTCTGGCCACTGTCGGCATCGGCCCGATCCGCGGCATGTGGCAGTTCGGCAATTACGGCTACGTCGTGTCCGGCCCGACGCTATACCAGATCGACAGCAACTGGAACGCGACAGCCAAGGGCACCGTGGCCGGCACAGGCCCTGTCAGCATGGCCGACAACGGCACGCAGCTATTTATCGCCGTCAATCCGCAGGGATACATCTACAACGCCAGCACGGACGTGTTCCAGCAGATCACCGACCCTGACTTCCCCGGCGCGGTGACGGTCGGCTACATCGACGGCTATTTCGTGTTCAACGAGCCGAACAGCCAGAAAATCTGGGTGACGTCGCTGCTGGACGGCACGCAGGTCGACCCGCTGGAATTTACCAGCGCCGAAGGCAACCCCGACAACGTCGTGGCGATCTTTGTCGATCACCGCGAAGTGTGGGTGTACGGCACCAACTCAACCGAAGTCTGGTACAACGCTGGCCTGATCGACTTTCCGCTGGCGCGTATCCAAGGTGCGTTTAACGAACTCGGCTGCGCCGCCCCTTACTCCGTCGCTAAGATGGACAACCAAATTTACTGGCTCGGCAAGGACGCGCGCGGTCAGGGTATGGTCTTTAGGGCGTCTGGCTATATGGGCCAGCGCATCTCGACGCACGCGATTGAATGGCAGATGCAGGAGTATCCTGATCTGTCGGATGCTGTCGGCTACACCTACCAGCAGGACGGCCACAGCTTCTACGTGCTGAACTTCCCGACCGCCAACACGACATGGGTGTTCGACGTGGCGACAGGGGCGTGGCACGAACGGGCGTCGTTCGCCGCAGGGCAATTCAACCGCCATCGCGGCAACAGCCAGATGTTCTTCAACGCGACGACTGTTATCGGTGACTATCAGAACGGCAAAATCTACGCCTTCGACCTTAACGTGTACGCCGACGACGGTGAGCCGCAGAAGTGGCTGCGGTCGTGGCGTGCGCTGCCAACCGGCGCTAACAACCTAGCGCGTACCGTCCAGCACTCCATGCAGCTAGACTGCGAGACAGGCGTGGGCCTGAACACCGGCCAAGGCAGCAACCCGCAGGTCATGCTGCGCTGGTCGGATGACGGCGGCCACACATGGTCGAACGAGCATTGGAAGTCGATGGGCCAGATCGGCCGCACGGCCACGCGTACCATCTGGCGTCGCCTTGGTGCGACGATGAAAATCCGTGACCGCGTCTACGAGGTGTCCGGCACTGACCCGGTGCGCATCTACATCATGGGCGCTGAACTGATCCTTAGCGGGACGCGGGCCTGATGTCGGCGATCACCAATCCGACCAATCTTACGCCGCCACGGGTTGACTTTCTCGACCCGCGGACCGGCGCGATTAGCCGTGAATGGTATCGCTTCTTTCTGTCGCTGCTGACTGCGACGCAGAACAACCAAGCCGAAGTCGAACTAGCGCCAGACGCAGCGTCGCTGCTGGCGTCCTATGACGCGGTATTCGGTGAAACTGCGCAAGCGCTGGAAAGCGCGCCCGATGGCAGCACAGCCGCAGCGGAAGTGGATGCTAAGGTCAACGCACTTGCGCAGGCTACCGACAGCGCCATCCCGTCGGTGACAGCCGACGATCTGGCCGTGGTGCAGACGCAGTTGCAAGACCTAGCGTTGTCACCGCCGCCTAAAGAGTATCGGGTGCCGCGCTACGGTTCGTTCTACGACACCACAACACAGACGGCAGCGGCCATCAATACCGCGTACGCCATGACGTTTAATACGGTCGACCTGTCGTTCGGCGTTACCCGTGGCAGCCCGACATCGCGCATCTACGTCGACCGTCCAAACATCTACAATATTCAGTTCTCCGCGCAGTTGGATAAAACGTCAGGCGGTACAGGTCTGGTCTGGATTTGGCTCCGCAAGAATGGCGTTGATGTTCCTGACAGCACGGGGTTTGTCCGCCTCCAAGGCAATAGCGCAGAACTGTTAGCTGCGTGGAACTATCTGACCCAGCTTAACGCAGGCGACTATATTGAAATTATGTGGGAAGTTGATGATACTTCCGTTCAGATATTGTATGAAGCCGCGACAGCCGTGCATCCGGCTACTCCGTCAGTTATATTGACGGTGAGCGATAACATCAGCGCAATGGAGGTTTAATTATGGCCGTAACTGTCAACAACATCATCCCGGCGAAGACCGCCGAGAACAGCCAGACCACGCAGTACACGTCGGCCGGCGTCCAGACGATTATCGACAAGTTTACCGCGACCAATTACAGCGTGTCGGCGGCGACGATCAGCGTCAACCTCGTCACGGCTGCGGGCAGCGCGGGCAACGACAACCTGATCGTGAAGGCGAAAACGCTCCAGCCGTCGGAGACGTACACCTTCCCCGAACTGGTCGGTCACGTCCTACCGAACAATGGCTTCATCTCGACTATCGCTGGCACGGCGTCGGCCATCAACATCCGCGCATCGGGCCGACTGGTTAGCTGATGGTTGTTGTCCGTGAAGCCGTTGTCGAGGACATGCCAGCTTACATGGACCTAGCGGCGGCTTTCGTGGCGTCTACGCCGGTCAGCAGTATCATTCCGTTTGACCGTGGCTCTACAGAAGACTTCGTCGTAGGCGCGCTGGACAACCCCGACATGCTGGTGCTTGTCGCGGAAAAGGAAGGCGCCGTCGTCGGCATCACTGCCGCGCTGGCCTACCCTATGTACTTCAATCCAAGCAAGCTGGTGGCGCAGGAGTTGTGGTGGTATTTGGCCCCCGACGCGCGCGGCGGCCCAGCCGCTAAATTGCTATTTCAAACAATCGAGAAATGGGCTAAAACAAAAGGGGCTGAAGCCATGTTTATGATCGCCTTAGCAGACGAGCGCGTCGACGCTGTCGCTAAGGTATATAAACGAAACGGTTACACTCCTGTCGAGCGCACATACGCGAAAGGTTTAATTTAATGGCTATCAGCACCGCAGCAGCCGTCCTAGGTTCCGCCGTCATCGGCGGTGCAGTCTCGATGCGTGGCGCCAGCAAAGCTGCGAAGGCGCAGCGTAGGGCGGCGGAAAGCGCTGCCGCGCAGCAGCAGAAGATGTTCGACAAGCAGGCGGAGTTTCAGGCACCGTTCCGCGAAGGCGGCCTGACTGCGCAGGCAGAACTGATGAAGCTGCTGGGGTTAGGTGGCGACACGACTGCGCCCGGCTACGGCAGCATGACCAAGCAGTTCGGCATGGATCAGTTCCAGCAAGACCCCGGCTACGCCTTCCGCCAGTCGGAAGGTATGAAGGCGCTGGAGCGGTCGGCGGCTGCCCGTGGCAATCTCTTGTCCGGCAGCACCATGAAAGGTATCCAGCGCTTCGGTCAGGACTTGGCCAGCCAAGAATATCAGAACGCGTTTAACCGCTATCAGGTCGAGCGCGCCGCACGGCTGAACCCGCTCCAGTCGTTGATGGGTTCCGGCCAGTCGGCCGCCAATGTGATGACCGGTGCCGCCGGCAATCTCGGTCAGAATTTAGCGGGTGCCGAAATGGCCGCTGGTCAGGCCCGCGCGTCCGGCTACGTCGGTCAGGCGAACGCGCTGAACCAAGCGCTCGGCGGTGTCACCAACTATATGGTTCAGGCGCCGATGAACGCCGCGATGATGGATTTCTATAAGAGATACAACCCTCCCGGCGGTGTCGATATTATACCGCAGCCTAAAGGCACACCTGCTATGCCGGGGACGAAAGGACCAGCGTTCTAATGGCTAACCAGATGATTGCACTCGGCGTTCGCGGCCCTCAAATCCCCGACGTTTCGCGGGCTAACCAGCAGTTCGCCCAGATGGCGAATATGATGATGCAGCAGCGCGCTGCGGAGCGTCAGTCGGCGCAAGCGCAGCAGGCTATGCAGTTTGCAGCGGCTGAAGAAGGACGTCGGCAAGACACCCACGGCGGTGCTATGAAACAGGCGCAGCTACAGTTTGTAGCCGGCACACTAAAGCAATTTCAGGAAGACGTCGCAAACTTGCCAGAAGGTGATTTGGCGGCGGCCGAAGCGCTGCGCGCCGATTTTGTATCAAAGCTGCCCGGCTACGATAAATTCATAGCACCCGCGACGCAGTGGACGCCCGACTATAAATACAAGCTGATGATGGATGCCGAAAAAGAAATCGACAAAACCATCGCTACGCCTGTCGCTAGTTTGGAACTTTCTAAAGATGGTATGCCAAGGTCAGTCACTGTCGGCGGCATGAACCCCGAACAAAGACCTGTATACGACGCGCCAGAGCCGGGCGCCATGCCGACCGCAACGCCTGCGACCGCACCGCAGATGTCGCAGGCGACGCCGGAGACATTAAACGAAGTCGTGACCATAGCGCTTGAGACGGGCGTAATGTCGAAAACAAACTACGACAAACTGCTTTCAATAGCGCCGCCAGAAAGCCGCGCGAAGATCGCGGGTTGGGTGCAGAGCAACAACATTGAAGTGGTTCCTGAGACAGGCGGCGATATGCGCATGGAGCCGATGTCGTATGACGGTCAGACGCCGCAGTCAGAGTTTGCTGTCTACCGTGGCCAACCGATGCAGTCGCAAGTGGCCGACCTACGCAGCGCACCGCCGATGCAGCAGACGCTGGCGCAAACGCAAACACAGCGCCGCACAAGCACACCGCTTCAAATGCGTAATCCAAATGTGTCGCCGTTGCCCGGTTCGGCGCAGGTGCCTTTATCGCGTGTTCGTGGTGAGGCTGAAGCGCGAAGGGAAACCCCAGAGCAGGCCGCAGCCCGGAAGACTGCGGAACTACAAGCCGCTGAAGCGTTTGAAGAAACAAACAGAGCAACGCGGCTAGCCCGCGAACGTGAAAAAGTGTTTGCGACTGAAAGGGCCAAAAAAGACGCCGAGTTTTTAGAAGGTTACAACAACGCCAGAGAGATGGGGCGTAACACCCTAAATGTTATCCGGCAGATGATTGGCGACTTGAAAGTTGAAAACGGTAATTTGGTGATGCCCAAAGGCGGCCAAGCGCAGCATGGTGGTTTTTCAAGCGTTGTCGGCGCGGGCATACCGGGGCTTCGGTTTATCCCCGGTACGCAATCTGCTGACTTTGATGCTATGCTAGAGCAAGTCCAAGGCGGCGCGTTTTTGGAAGCGTATGAAAAGCTAAAGGGCACGGGGCAGATTACCGAAATTGAAGGTAAGAAAGCCACCGATGCGATAACGCGCATGAGAAGGTCTTCGTCTGAAGTAGGTTTCGTCAGAGCCGCGCGCGAGTTTGAAGACATCATAACCCGCGCCATAGCCCGCGCAGACAAGCGCTATTCCGCTTTGACCGGCGCATCTACTGCTGCGCCAGCACAAAGGGTAACGCCCACTAAATCCGCTAGCGGGTGGGGCAAAGCAAAAGTGGTAGGTAACTGATGCCAACTTATGAGATGAGAGCGCCTAACGGCCGCGTCTACCGCATCCAAGGCCCGGCGGGCGCCACTGACGCACAGGTCAAAGCTAAAATTCTGGAGCAGTTTCCAGAAGCCGGCAAAGCCAAGCCGCGCAAAAAAGTCGGTCGGGTTGAGGCCGCCCTACAAGGCGTCGCTGAAGGTATGCGTCCGGTCGCGGAGTTTGCGGAAAAAATCAATCCGATAAACTATCTTGTCGACCCACTTCTTGCGTCTGGAAAAAAAGCTATACAGACATCTCGTCGCAGGGGCCAACAGCAAGCGCGTCTCGGCGAACGCGATCAACCCAACTATTTCACTGGAGGTAAGATTGCGGGCGAAGTTGTTGCCACCGCCCCATTTACCCTAGGCGCCGGGGCAGGTCTGCAAGCTGTCGGCAGAGGCGTGCAAGCAGCCACTAAACTAAAAAAAGTGGGTAAAGCTATAGAAACTGTAGGCCGTACCACTGCAACCGGTGGTGTGGGGGTTCGCGCACCGTCGACCGCTGCAACAAGAGCAGGGCAGACGGTGCTCAAGACGCGTGCCCAGCGCGTTGCTGCGCGCGCGGCGGGCGGTACTGTTGCGGGTGTTACCGCTGCTGCGCTGACCGACAACGACTTGCTGGAAGCCGCAGCAGCCGGTGCTGCCGTCCCTGTGTTTGGGCACATGGCTAAGTTTGGAGCAGGCAAGACGTTTGACACTCTTGCAGGTCGTCTCGGCGAAGTCCGCGCGGCTGAAATCATGCGCCAGCTAATCGCCGACAACCCTTCGCAAATCGCCAAGGCACTGCGGAACGCGCCGGCGAAAATTAGAGCTAACACGGCTGAATTTCTGGCGTCCAGAGGATTACTGACGCCTGAACTGGCTGCGGCTACTCGCATCGCCAGCGCCAGCAAGCAAAGCGGTCCTCTTCTTGAAATGGCGCAGCGGCGGGCAACTGGGCAAAACCGTATGCGTGAAATTATCAGCGGCGGCGGAACGCAAACGGAAGCAGTAAGCAACATAGCGGAAACTAGGAAAGCGTTGCAGGATATAACAGGTCCGCAGCGCGAAGGCGCGCTTACAGCATCTGACGTTGGCCGCACGCAAATTATTCCGCTTGAACGGGAGGCCGCGCGCTTACGTCAATTGGCATCCGAAGAAGCTGAGAACGCGCGGCGGCTGCTCACGGCGAACGACAGGAACGCAAATCTTATCCGTGAAAGTGGCTTGCGTTTACCTGCCGATATAAAACGGCAGCGTGAGATTGTTGCAGGATTGGAGCGCTTCGGCGGTGAAGCTGCGGGTAGGTCGGTTGCGGCGGGAACAGACGCCCGCGCGGCAGAAGCCGCCGCAGCTAACTTGCGCGCGCAGGGGCTACAGCCTTTAGATATTTCGAGCGTAGTGTCCACGCTGCGTCAGAAAGCATCTGAGGCTGAGTTTGTAAGCCCTGATCGGTTCAGGATATTGTCGGAGTTTGCAAACAATCTGGAGCGCCGCGCCGCTAAAATGGGTGGTGTTATTGACGCTACAGGGCTTTATTTAGCGCGCCGCGAAATGGGTAGTTTTGTAAGCAGCATTTTGAATACGTCTGACCCTAAAGCGTTACGCCAAGGCACAGCGCAACTTATTGGCGAGGCGCAACCTTTAATTGATGACGCTATCGAGGCTGCTGGCGGGCGTGGCTGGCGTGAATATTTAAATACTTTTGCTGAAGGTATGAAAGGTATTGAGCGCCAGCAATTCCAGAGGGAACTCACCCAACTACCTGAAGCAAGGTTTGCCAAAGTCATGGCCGGTGGAGACCCTGACTATGTAGAGGAATTTTTTGGGCCGGGCCGCTTCGATATTAACGTAGAGTTGCAAGGTCCGGATTTAGCTACAGCTAACAAGCTGGGCCGCGATATTGAAGCGCAGCGTGCCGTAGCGCAAACAGGTCTTGAAGACCTGTCGCCGTCGCAGCGTCTGGGTTTCGCAGCCGGTGCGCGCGAAAATGTCGGCAGTATGCTAGAGCCTACGGTCCCGAACATGGCCACTATGGCGGCACGCGTAGCCGGCGGCGCGCCTCGCATCTATGGCGGCGGCATAGCTGCCGAGCAAGCAGGCGTTAAGTTGGCCGAGCGGGCGTCAGACAAAGTAATGGAGCAGTTGGTCCCTGCGTTGGCGCGCCCTTCCCGGGCGGCCAGCCTGATCCAAGTGCGTCCCGCCGAAGAGTATATAGACACTTTTCTGTATGGCCGCGGGCGACCGCCGGTTAGCCAAAACGTCATGTCACAAATGGGGTTTGCGTTGCGCAGTCCGCTAGTAAGGCAGAACATGTTAGCGCAAATGGCTGCACGTCCGTTTAATCAGCCGACCGTGTATCCGTTCCCAGAAATAGACCCCGACACGGGCGAGGCGCTGATCGAAGTTACTTTCGATGAGTATGGCCGCGCTACGCCAGTGTACGGTCGAGTGACACGTTAACTTCAGGAAAGACTAGCAGTGACCAGCATTGACCAGACCGAAGCGCGGCTCAACACGCACGAACAAGTCTGCGAACTTCGCTACGATAGTATCTGCGCTCGGCTGAAACGGCTAGAGACGATAGGGCTGACCGTGTCCGGCGCTATCATCCTGCTGCTTATCAAGATTGCATTTGAGGTGGGTATATGAGCGACCCCCGCTGGCTCGACATCGCAGAACAGTCTGTGGGTCTGCGCGAAGTCGTAGGGCCGGGGCATAGTAAAGTCATTCTGGGATGGCTGGAGAAACTGCGCGCTTGGTGGAGGGACGACGAGACGCCGTGGTGCGGCGTATTCGTGGCCCACTGTATGCAAGAGGCTGGTCTGCCATACCCGAAATTTTACATGCGCGCGAAAGCGTGGTCGGATTACGGTTCGTTGCTGCGCCGTGACCGGCTGGCCCCCGGCGCAATTCTCGTGTTCGACCGCGCTGGTGGTGGCCATGTCGGCTTCTACGTCGGCGAGGACGCAGGGCATTACTTTGTCCTTGGCGGAAACCAAGGCAACGCCGTCAACGTGATGAAGCTGGGTAAAACTCGCCTAGTGGCGTCGCGGTGGCCCAAGGGTGAGCCGGTGATCGGCAAACCCGTCTACATGACTGGGGGCAAGGTCTCCCAGAATGAAGCATAGGAGAAATGACATGCTTAAAGGATACCGCACTTACATCATGGCTGGCCTTGGCGTCCTGTCCGCAGTTGCAAGCTATCTGGTCGGCGATGTAGACGCCATGACGGCGGCGAACGCTGCCTTTACCGCCGCCGCCGTAGCCTTCTTACGATCTAGTGTTCCGCGTCCCTAGGTTCGCCTAGCCATCATACGCCCGATTAGTATAACTATCGAGCCTAGGTCTTCTGGTGATCGCCCTGCCCGCAGCAGGGCGATTATCTTTTCCAGAGCCTCGACCGTCGCCTCGGCATGGTCCGTCACTTCTTCATCTCCAACATCAGTTCCTTGCGTTCACGCATGGACCGCAGCTTGCACAGCCGCTGGTGCAGCCGACGGGCGATAGCCGTGCGCTTATACTTCTTCACCTCGTCGTCTAGCATTTGCTCCAACTCGGTCTCGCTGTACTTCGACAGGTCGACAGCCAGCTTATGCCATAACACTTTAGCCATTCTTCAATTCCTCCAACGCGACATCGGACACCGCGCGCTTGTCGTGCAGCGCCGCCCAGATGCGTTCATCAATAGTTTTTTCCGTCAGCATGACGTAAACCCAAACGTCGCGCGTCTGCCCACTGCGGTGCAGCCGTCCAACGGTTTGTTCGTATAACTCCAGCGACCACGGCAGCGACAGGAACACCATGTGACAGCCGCCGTGCTGGAGATTGAGGCCGTGACCGGCCGACTTGGGATGGACCAGCAGCAACTCGACCTCGCCACGGTTCCAGCGCTCGATGACGTTGTCGTCGTTCATCGTCTGCGCGTGCGGGAAGCGGCGCTTCAGTTCGGCCAACTCTTCCTGATAGGTGTAGGCAACGATGGTGTTCGCCCGCTGGTTCTCGGCCAGCAATTCTTCCAGCCGGTCGAACTTGTGCGTGCTGAACCAGATAGACGGCGTGCCAGCGTCGCGGTTGTACACGAAGCCAGACGCCATCTGTTGCAGCTTGGTCGTCACCGACGCGGCGTTCTGCGCGATGATCTGATCGCTGCCGAAACGCACCACATAATCGCGCTTCATCTTTTCGTATGGTGCGCGGTCGTCCATAGCGACGCGCACTTCCGTGACGTGGCACGGCGGCAGCTTGTCCTTATACTCGCCCGGCTCCAGCACGAACGTCGCAGGCTTGATCCGCGCCATCACCTGTTCGAGCGCGCTGGCCCCCGGCGTCCACTGACCGAAGTCGCGGTTGATGCAGATAAAATATTGCTGGAGGAACGCGCCCTTCGACCGGCCGAGCAGAGACTGGTCGACGATCTTGCACTGACCGAAGACATCCTCAAGGCCGTTCGACGTGAACGACCCCGTCAGCCCCCAGCGCACCTTGACGTTCGCCAGCAGTTTCTCCAGCGCCTTGAAGCGCTTGCCGCTGGGGTTCTTTAGCCGCGTCAGTTCGTCGAACACAATGCCGTCGAAGCCCGACAAATCATCTAGCTTGTCGAGGTTGTCGTAGTTAATGACCACCACACTGGCATCGCTCCGCACGGCAGCAGCCCGCTGCGCCGGAGACCCTACGGCCAGCGCCGGAGTGATGCCAGACCATTTGGGTGCCTCGACCGGCCACACGTCCGTGCAGACACGCTTAGGTGCGACGACTAGCCAGCGCTTGACGTGGCCGTCGTCGAGCATCGCCTGCATCGCGGTCAGGGTGATAGCCGTCTTGCCCGCGCCGACCGGCGCGAGGATCATGGCGCGGTCGTTCTCGTAAAGAAAGTCCGCCGCCTGATGCTGGTAAGGTCTTAGCTGAAGCGTTTGCACCACTGGTCCACATCCTCACGCGACCACAGGCAGGCGTAGTGCTGCTTCGT